CAAATTGAACTCTGCGTTGGTCACGCCAACTTGTACGCTTGGTTGAGCAAACGAACCAGAGTAGTCAGACCACTGAGATGTAACCATCTGCGAACCCTGCACAGGTGCAGTAACAGATGAAACACCGCCAGAGGCTTGTTGAGAGTTGCTCAGAAGAGCAGCCAACAGAGGGGTGGAGTTGTACAGTTGCACAACCAATTTAGGAATAAACGCCCGTCGTGTTACATACGAGAGTTCGGTGTACTGGCTACTGCCAGTGCTGGGAATAATACCGCCGCCAATAGCCATAAAAAGCTCCTAAAAAAATCCCCTGTTTACCTTACACCTTACAAGCCAATGGGCCTAGTCGGTTTACGAAATTCAGACATTGCCTGTGCAGCCACTTCCCGAGCAGCTTGAACGGGATTCTTGTGGAATGCCGACAAATCAAACTTCTTCATTGGGTTGGGATTGTAGCCACTTGGCGTAGGAATCGCTGCTTGCTTCATGTATTTGTGGTACTCGGCAGCAGCTTCGTGATTAGTTATGCCCTTGTCTAACATGACTTTTTCCACTTCTTGGATTTCTTCTCTGTTAGATACAAGACCTTTTTCTATCAAAGACTTGCGACGGTATTCCAAGTTGTCCATAGCTTCTCGCTCGGCTTGCTTGGCATCACGGGCTGCAAGTTTGCTTTCAAAGTCTTGAAATTTCTGTGCGTAACGCTCTTCCATCTCGACTTCAGGCATCACCACATCTGGGCGCACCTTCTTGGCAAGTTTTAGAAAAGAGCTGCGAGTTTCCGGATTGTCGGACAACTGTTTTGCCAGTCGGGCCAATTCATCTCGCGCTTCGTAAGACACATCTTCAAGTGACATAACTATCCCCTAGTTGGTTAATAACGTTTGCTGCCGCCACGCTTGGTGGGGGCGCGTTTTGGTTGATATGGGTTTTTCATTAGATGATTTTCTTAGTGCCGCCTGGCTTTTCTAGCGTCATCTTGTTTTTGTACATCTGGTTGTTGATACCAGTGCCATCTTTGCCGCCACCAATTTCAGAAAAACGTGGTGGGTTAAAAATTTGACCGTGCTGCATGTTGTTGTCAGTCGGTTTGCGAATGGGAGTAGAACCGCGAGGTTTGAAAAGATCCATGATAGTTCCTTACATTGAAAGTGGGGGTTGGCCTGCACCTGGCATCGGCGCTTGGGCAATGCTTCGTTGCTCTGGAGTTGCGCCACCGGCTTGCGGTAGCGTCTGCATCATTTGCATGATTTCTGCTGGCATGAGTTCGCGGTTCTTTGCTTCTCGCTTGCCAAACATTTTGTGCAAAGAGCCTAGCGACTTCATAATGTTCTGGCCTTCTGGTGTCTCGCTTCCAAGCGCAGGAAGAGATTGTTCCAACAAGTCCATAGCCATTTGGATGTTGATATTTGCCGCAGCCTTGCTTCCCATTTTGGGTTCAGGCGTAGACATAGGTGAAGCCATCGGAGGCGTAGACGAATCAGCCCCAGAGCCAGCAGCGGCTGGCGCAGGAATGTCGGTGTTCTCAGGGGCTTGCCCCTGTTGAATCAACTCCATCATCTTGTCCATTGGCATATTAAAATCCTTTTATAAGCAGCGGTTAGTTACCATCCAACCGCCAATGATGGGTTGCATCCAGTGCAAGCAGTTAGGGTGAGCCCTAATTACTTACGCTTAGACTTGCGCATACCTTTACGTGCTTTACGTGCCATGGTAGTAGCTCCTTAAAACCGGCCACATTTATGGGAATGCAGCCATACCCTATCCGGTTCCCCGAATTCAATACCGCTTAGATGATCGGCCATCAGTTCGTTTCTGAGTGCCACCCACATTGCTGCGGTTATATCCTACTTTATCATTTCGCGCAACACTCTTATCGCCAGTATATCGCGGCGCGTTGTTAGGGTTGCTTACGTTTCTGGTTGTCTCGGAATCTGTTGCCATCATTTTTCCTTTGGCTGTTTAGGCTGTTGGGCTGGCGCTGGAGGCTGGGCTGCTGCTTTTGCATCTTCTTGCTTCTCTAGTTTCTCTAAATCGTCTTTCAACAATTGCTTCATCGGCGGGTCAACCAAATCAATCAGACGTTTCTTATCAATCACCTTAGCGTCAAACAACTTGAACGCTAAGTCTCGGCTGTCTTCCATGAAGATCGGGCTATTGCTATGGGCGTCTACCTTGACAACAAAGTCACTGGTAAATTGCTCTGCAATAAACGTCATGTTCGTCTCGTCTTGATAATGCGTATCGTCGTATGCTTGCATAATCTTTAGATACAGCGTCGCCAGCTTTTCCAACGAGTCTTCAATAATCAACGCACGTTTCTTGGCTCGGCTACTACCTAGACGGGCAAGCTGGCTTGCGTGTCCAGCGGAGCGAACGCCGGTTTCGCCACGGCCTTGCAATACGCTAGAGATGCCGCTGGCCTCCGCAAACATGGCGTCTATCTCGGCAATCTCTTTGAACAAGTCTTCAGGTATTCTGGGCGCAAGTTCTTCAACTTTGCCACCAGGGGTGTCGGACAGAATGAACGAACTAGGCGAGTTCAGTGCGAACGCCTTCTCGTCTGTGATGCCCATAAAACCTGAGAACGCTTTGGGCGGGTTCACTTGCTTGGCAAGCAGCATAGAAATTTCACCCACACGCTTTGTCCGCAACTCTTGCAAGTAAATCAGCTTCTCAACTTCGCTCTGGCCCCAGAAATAGTCGTACAGCGGATTAGGCGAGATTTGCACAAACGGGCACTCGCCTTTGATAAACATGGACTCGCCGCTGCGGTCATAGATGACAACATACGGGTTTGCCATTGTCACCACTTGGTAGTCTGACGATTCATCGTCCCACACCCACATCTCCACCATCTCAATCACGCTCTCACCAACTTGCGCTTGGTAGCGGCTCATGCTTTCTAGTGAAAGGTTTACGTTACCGGTGACGTTGGGTTGCGTCTGCGAAAACGCCAGACGGTTCATAGCGTTGGGCGTCTCGTCTTTAGGCTTGGGGCCTTCGAAGACACGCTTGAGAATGCTTTCCCGTTTTGGATGGTTGTACAGGCGCGTATACAACTCTGACTTGGTCATGTAGTATTTGTGGCACAGAGCCTCTTGCCGGTCGGTGTAAGGTCGGTCTTCTCGCAACACGCCGATAGTGCCTGGCTCGATTACATACGGGTGGATGCTTCCGTTCTTGCCGACAACAACTTTGACAAACGTAGAGTTGTAAACCAGTGACCAGTTGATGGCGGTAGAGAACACTTGGTCAGTGTTGCTGTTAAGCCACTCGTCGTTCAACGCACGGGTCAAGACTGGAATCTTGGTATGTTCTGACTTGTCAACAGACGCACCAATGTTGATAGAGAAGCGCGTCGTTTCTGACGAATACAAAAATGAATTGAGCTGGTCTATGTGCGGCGCTATTTTGTTGAACAGCGCGGGAGGATCATCAGGTGATGATCCAAACAGAAAGTAGCAGCGCAGCTTGTCGTATTGAATCTTGCGCTCATCCACAGACACCAGACACTTCTGCATTAGGTCTACATAGAACGCTTCTCGCGCATCTGGTGACTTAGGAATAATCATTTTGAGATACTCAAGTTTTCATGATCCCGTTGGACAATGCTAGGTGCGAGGGGTTTGATTCTGCCAGTAGCTTGCGCTAATTGTAGACCGTTAACAGATTCATCCGCAATAGGGCGGATGTTATACCCGCTGATCTGGCTTGGGTTGCCCCACTGAACTGCATACGGGTTCTGAGGTTGCTGGTTATACCTTGGAGGCTGAGCTTCACCCTCACGAACGCTCTTGATGTCACTCATTCCAAAGTCTTGGGCTAATCCTTGCATGGTGGAGTCCGCATGCCTAGTGCTATCAGAACGCAAGCCCACAGGCTGGAGAAATGCCACCATTACGGCTTCTCCATCGCATCCTTTAGGGCAGCGAGGCTCCCACGCTTCAAAAAACCCGTGCGCCAAGCACTTGTAATCTTTAAGTACACCCATTTTCAATCCCCATTGAGGTCATGTTCACTGTAATCGCGTCGGTTGACCATACCGACACGCAGCTTTAACTGTCCACCAACCAGCTTCAACCCCATGCTTGGGGCTATATCATGCTTTGGTTCTTTCCTGTAATCCACAAATCTAGACTTGTCGCGGCGCACCATTGTTTTCACCATGCCCTTTTTCCAGGCGTCATACCCTTTATTGACCCGTATTTGCACCGTTTCGGTAAGAGGATTGGTCTGATATAGGAACACATCCCGCATGTGGTCGACGTTTATGCCGCACAGTTCGGCAAACATAGGGTGAGATATACCCCTATCAGGGTCTTGCAAGAACTTTTTTATTTGCCGTAACAGTTCTGTTTTTGTAAGTGGAGTCATATCAACACCTCTTGAATTTGCTTCATCGGCTCTGGTGCAAACAATTGTCCTTGTGCTACGGCTTGTTCTATGCGCTTGCAGGCAATGTCAAAATATTTGGGTTCGCGTTCAATGCCGATAAACGAGCGGCCAAGCTGAATAGCTGCAACGCCTGTTGTGCCGCTGCCCATAAAAGGGTCTAGGATTGTTTGGCAATTAGGTTTAACCTGCTCAATGCACCAGCGCATCACAGCAAGGGGCTTTTGTGTTGGGTGTTGTTTACCATCTTTAAGAGCCAAAGCCCTTGGGTAATTGATGCGCCTACAAGCCTTGTCTTGGCTTGACCACGCAAGTTCAAAGTCAGCAAGCGAGAAACCATCTTGCCCTTTGTCCCATGAAAACCACTGCTGGCTAACAGGTAGGTAATCCGCAAAGTAATTTCCACCCCAAATTACTTGCACGTTTGATATCCGTAGCATGGCATCAAAGACTTCTTTTGCTGGGCGCTCTAAGTCCCAGCCATCACACCCATAATCAACCCATCCATTTTTTGCGTTGTTGCGGGTTCTGGCGGCATTGATTCCATAAGGCGGGTCGGTAATCACCGAATCCACTTTGTCAAGCGTTGGCAGAATGTCCATGCAATCGCCAAGGTACAGCGTGGCATTGCCAATAATTACTGGTGTCATGCCCGTAGCCCTATACGCTGAAGGTAATTGGCCGCCACCTTGCCCACATAGAGGTCTTGGTCAGATGTTTCCGCATCCTTGGCCTGCTTCTCTCGGGTAATGTAGTTGGTTATAAGGCGAGGCTGAACCTGTTCTGCCCACGCAACTACCGCCAAGGCAGATGCGATAACCCTATCGTCCTTGCTGCGGCCTGGTGCGCCCAGAAACCCATCCTCACGCACAATCGTCTTCATCTCTTCCAGCAACTCCATGCTGTAGACGTTCATCATCTGTCGCTCAAAGAAGTCCTTCATGTAGTTCATCATGCGCTCCTTTGTCTGGTGGGTTGTCATGAACCCGATACTGTTGGACAGACCACCCATGTTGTCCAGCTTACGCCAGATGTAATTCTGCATGCTTCCCAACACGTCACGCAAGTCCCGCCCGATATTTCCTGGCGTTGCCGTCGCCAGTCGGCGTAAGTTCTTAAGTTCGGCAATCACGGCCTGCCCTGGGCCATTCACTTCAAGGTTCATCGTACTATTCTTGTACGCACCAGCAAGGTGCGCTATCACCCACGCGAACTGGTAGGTGTTCATCTCAGCAGTAGCAAACTCCGCAACTTGGTCTAAGCCGTCGGCGTAGCAGCGGTACACCTGGATACAGAAGCGGTCTGCCCAATCAGAGCTGCCGTAGGCTGGGTCAGCACCTATGCAGTAATAAGCGTTGTCTATCGGCTCTTCCCATATCTTCAGAGTACCCAGTCTCTCAGAAGACTTCAGCACCTGTGTGTCTTGGAAGTTTTGTCCGAACGCGTAGCGGTAACAATCCGGCACAGTCTTCTTCGCAACCTTGGCAGCGTCGGTGCAGCGGCTGTTGGAGAAGAAGCTGGTGCCTGTCATTACAAAAGCGTAATCTTCAGTAGGCGGAAACTCTTGGTACATCAGGGATTCATCCTTGATTCCCTCTGCCAGCTTCCAGCGCCACCACGCCATCTGGCGAGAAGTGATCTCCACGCCGTACAGCTTCTTGATTTCTTTGTGCCAGTCCTTCTCTTCGCCGGTCAGCTTGCCGTCCCAATACACCTTGTAGATGTTGCTGTCCGCCTGTACAGAGTAATACTCGTTACGCCACCAGCCGCAGAAGATAGCCTTCTGGGTTTTGGCAAACTTGGCAGTCTTGTACATGTCGTGATACATGTTGAAGCCCTGCGCCGTACTCTCAAACATGTACAGACGCTCAGGGTTCTTTTCTGCCAGAGATGCAATCAGGGACGCCAGACCTTCTTCATTTCCCCATGAAGCTGTTTCTGTTCCGTGAAGATAAGTGATAGCTTTGCCCTGCCCCAGCCTAGATTTATTACCAGCGATCTGGTAGAAAATTCGGCTCCGGTTCTTGAGCACCATCTGGTTTCGATTGTGGGCAACCA